TGCTGTTGGTGCTGACGTTCCTCGTCGCAATTTGACCCAGCGACTTGTTGGCCGACTACCTACGACTAGCAATGTACGACTGCGGTGATCTTGTCGGTAGGCCCTATCGGCTAGGAGCTGATGGCAGCGGCAAAGAGATTGACTGCATTCATCTTTGCTATGTCGCTCTGGAGCGCATGGGCATCAAGGCACCTGCTTTCAAGCAGTCTTGGTACACCGATAGCAAGTGGTCAATCTGCCGCGATTTGATGTCGTGGGGTTTTCGCGTAAAAACAGCTGAGTATGATGGAGACATTCTGCTGCTGCCGCAGCAATCTTGAGCATTCGCAGTCACATGGCAGAACGGAGTCCTCTATATCGACAGGCAATCGGAAAAGGTGGCTTGGTCATCGGTGCGACTGTTTCAGAATTACCACTGCTTCCGTATGAGAAGCAGTTAATTAAAACGATTGGCTGCAGCGAAGAGGAGTATCGATATTTTGTAGCAGAAGCAATCAAACGTGGGCAGATCAGACCGGCTGCGTATGACGGTGTTCCTGATGTTAGATGTGAGATTACTACAGCCGCTTTTCTTACTCAGTTAGCAATTGGTCTTGTCCTTGGTGCTGTCAGCTATCTGCTTACGCCTAAGCCAAAACAGCCTGAGGCTTTTGATGGCCAAAGACAGCTAGACAGCATTCGTGGTGGCAATCGTTTCACGCCGTCGTTTGGCTTCGACACGACAGCTGAGCTGGCTGATTACAACTCAGCAATTCCAATTGTTTTTGGCCTTTACAACCCAGTCGAGAACGTAGGTGGCTTGTTGGTCACGCCAAAGCTTGTCTGGTCAAGAATGCTTAGCTATGGCAGGCAGCAGTCAGCAAAGCTGATGTTTGTTGTTGGTGAGCAAGGTCGTGGCGACAACGTCGCGCCTGATGGAATTATCGAACCAAATCGTGCAGGGATTTTTCTTGGCAACAATGCCTTGGACGCTGTTTACGACGACAACGTTGCTTTCTACTGGAAGCGCAACACAACATCCTCAGGCTACCCTCGGATCCAAGTCCGCAATAAGCAGTTTGGTAGCAGTGGAGAGCCGCACTCAGCTGACCCAAACAATGGCCGCACTGCTCCAACAGAGGATGTTTTTCTTTGTCCTACGTCAGAAGGCGACAACGAAAAAGGATTTTCCTATGCATTTAGCCCTGCCAACAATACTGAGTTTGGCGTGTATGCCCCTATCCCTAACGGCAATGCATATCGGGTTAACTGGCGTAACATCTCCATTCCTGACAAAGACCCAGAGGGTCGGCTGAATTTTGACCGAGTAAAAGTTGCAGGCTTGTTTGAGCCGAAAAAAGATGACAACAGCAAGTCCAGAATGGCGGGAGTCGGCAGGAACTACAGCCGGAGGATGGGCGTTTATGAGTACACCGGGAGTGGATCAGAAACCTTTAGCAATGAGTTCCGCAGCGAGCGAAACGTTTCTGTTGGTGATCGCATCAAATACTTAATCAGCAACACAAGAATTGATAAAGACATTTATGAAGGCAAGGCAAGCGTTGATGACATTAATAGCGAAATTGAGTCTCAACAGATTGCTGTTGATGACGCAATGCAGCTGGGTGAATTGTTTTCAATAGGTGCAACGGTTTGGAAGGTCATTTCAAGAGAGGTCGATATTTATGAACCCAAGGCAGAGAATGGCGAGGATCAGGTCATTGAGCTTGAGTGTATTGACACATCTGAGGCTCGGATTCCAAGGGTTGGACTTGTTGACAAATCAAAGGTGATTGAGCCAGGCCAAGGGTTTATCAATGACAACACTGCTGGAGTTGGAGCTGGATTTTATGTGCTAACAAAGTATGCTCGTGCTTTAATCAGGAACAATCGCCCTTGCGATGTGACCGAGATTGGCATTGCTAGCACTGTTAACCAACAGCTGAATGGGATATGCAACTTTCAAAGCCTAATTAGTCCTGAAGAGTTGGATCAGGCTGACGAAGATGGCTTGAATATACAGTCTGGAACAATTTCGACTTCGGTCAGGAGAAGCTCTGCATTTAGCATCTACATCCGCAAAGCTGGGCTGGACGCAAGCAACAATGAATTTAGCTTTGCGCCAATCGTCGAGGCAAGCACAGGAGAGCCCAGGATTTTTGTGATTACGGGTAACAAGCCAGTTAGGCAGTACAACTTTTTGCGTTTCAGGCATCCAGAGGCTTCGACAGAGTATGAGTACAAGTTTGTCCCAAGGGCAACCGCTGAGTTGAGGTCGATTGGAGAAGAAGAAGACCTTATTCAACTAGACGCCGATTCAAAAGAGGTCATCGAGGAGAACGAAAACGTTAGCGGAATTGGGACATTCAAGCTCACCACTAAGGGGAGACTTGTTCGCAGGGACGAGATCGACAAGATCAAAGAGATGTTCAACGACATCCAGTTTTCAGAAACCACAAAAGAAAATAGCTATCCGTCTGGAATCTCGGTAGACACCTTCCTGCCTAGCGATGTTGAGGAAGAACAGACCTCTCTTACCAATGTGCGGCGTACTGGTCTTTTCTCAGACCCAAGCAATGCAACTGTTGGACGAAATGGCGCATTTACGCACTCAATATTTGGCAGTGCAGATGGCTCTGGAGCGCAAGAGGGTGAAATTGTCACTGCCGTCAAAGAGGAAACTGTTGCAGGTGATCGCAGGGTCACCCTTGAGTATCGGGCTAAAAAGCAGAGGCTGCCTGAAGACCATTACGCCAGGGCGAATGGTGCAACCTTTGTTTTCACCCTTGAAGAGGACGTAAGGGTTGTAAGAAGCTCTGATAACTGGGTTGGTGGAGCAAGCTTCACCGTTCGTCGTGGCACGAGCGCTACTGGTGATGGAGGGCCATATAACAGCAGCAATCCATTCGTGCCTAATCATCCTCAGGCTGGAAGCAATTTCTTGTCTTCAGGAATCACCTTGCAAGTGACAGGCATTAAAAAAGTGCAAAAAGCGCGAGGCCGCTCGCAAGGTTATTACTACGAGATATTTGGAGACGCAGAGAGTAGAAATTTTGGAGACCAGGCAACAGCAACTAGAGATTTTTCTGTAGACGATGACCAGCTGGATATTCGCTTACGTCTGAGCACTTTTGTCATGGAAATTCCAGATCACTGGACAGGCAGAAAAAAATTCTGGGCTACGCCAACCATCGAAGTTGTGCAAGATTCAAATACTAGTTCTAGTGGCTGGTCAGTCAATGATGTTTTCGATGATTTAGTGGAAGTTGACTCTGGCAATCCTTTTTACGACTACAGCCGGTTTGGCGGCAAAATTGGCGTTCGCTACAGAATATCGTCTATTAACAAAAACATTGTTATTACCGCCAGAGAAGCATTTACTAGAAGCTTTGAAGGGCAAACACAATATGCAGAGCTAAGTCATTACGGAAACTTGATAAACAAATCTTCTGACACAGAGCCTGAGCACGAAGTTGTCTATGTCAATGAAATCACGACCAACGAAATTATCCCTGAGTACGACAAGTTAACGACTTGTGGCTTGGTATTGCGCTCTAGTCGTGCGTTCTCTCGCCTCGACCAGCTGCGAGTTTGGCTTGCCAATGGCATTCCTGTTCGCAGGCTGCATCCGACACTTTCTTCTTACGAAGACAGCGATAACAGTACTAATGAGGGTCCAAGCAATCTGTTCACTGACTTGGTCTTTTATTTATTGACCAATCCAACAGCAGGTGCTGGAGCAACCTTGAACATGACTCCAGACAGCCCGAACCTGATTGACACGGCAAGCTTTGAAACTTCTTCTACCTTTCTGCGGGCTAACAAGCTTTTCTGCAATGGTGCGATTACAGACAAAGTCAATGTCAGAGAGTTTGTCGCCAGCAATGCTCCAAACTTCCTGTGCAACTTTGTAATTAAAGACGGCAAGTTTGGCTTGGTGCCTGCTGTCCCCACCAACCCAAGCACTGGCGAGATAAGCCTTGCGCCTGTTCAGTACTCACAGATCTTTAATGATGGCAACATCCTTGAAGACTCATTTGAGTTTGAATATCTCAGCTCTGAGGAGCGGCGTCTGTTCACTGCTGCTGTCCGTTATCGCCAGGAGCGACCTAACAAGTTGCCTGAAGAAAGGACTGTCACGATTGCGCTGAAAGATCGTGAGGAGGGCGCTGATCCTGTTGAGACGTTTGATCTGACCCAGTTCTGCACCAGCACTGAACATGCTCGAATGGCCGCTCGATTCTTCATTGCCATTCGCAAGCTGGTTGGTCACACGATCCGCTTCTCAACAACCGCTAGCGGCCTAAATCTTGAGCCTGGTGCTTTCATTCGAGTCGACACTGAGGCCACCCCTTACGACTCAGCCACAACAGGCACTGTGGACTCTTCAGGCAACATTACTAGTGTCTCCACTATTGATGACGGCACTTACACCGTTCTGTATTACAAGTCCGATTCGGACGACGTAGAGACAGCGCAGATGCAGGTCAGCAGCGGCAAGGTAGGCGACTCAACGTTCCACAGCAGTGTTTTTACGATCCAGCAGACAACCAACTCACAGAAGGTTTACATGGTTGAGCAGCTGACCTTTAACGAGGACATGACTGTTCAGGTCGTTGCCTCAGAGTATCGTTGTGACGAGCATCGAGTCAGCGAGCTGGCAAGGCTGGTCAAAGACGAAAACAACTCCTTCTTCACCACTCCTGGCTTCGACTGATGGCATTCCCCACCTCATTGCAACCAACTGGCCGCACTTATTCACCAGGCAACTACCCGATCAAGACTTTTAAGTCACAGAGCGGGCAAGAGGTGCGGATTTTGTATGGCAGTGAGCGTACTGAGCCCAAGCTGAGCCTGTCTTACACCAACATCGGTGACGCATCAGCAGAGCTTTTTCTTGATCACTACGACGAGGTAAAGGGTACGTTCAACACTTTTGCGTTGCCTGACAACGCACTTGCTGGCTGGTCGTCTAATACTGATGCGTTGAGGCCAGAGGCGACTGAGGTTCAGACTGTGACTTACACGGTCACTGTTGTCAGCGATGGCGGTAACAAGTATCGAATCGATGGCAGTTCGTCTAATGCGTTGACTTTGAATCTGACAGAGGGCACGGTTTATTTGTTTGATCAGTCTGACTCGTCAAACTCTGGCCACCCGTTGCGTTTTTCAACAACCAGTAACGGCACTCATGGTGGTGGAACGGAATACACCACAGGCGTGACGACATTTGGAACGCCTGGGGCTGCTGGGGCTTACACGCGAATCAAGGTGGCTACTGACGCTCCAACGCTGTATTACTACTGCTCTGTTCACTCTGGAATGGGTGGTCAGGCCAACACGCCTGCAGCTACTGCA